TGGTACATCTTTATCAGCATTCTTTTTAGGTTCTTTTTTCTTTTTTTCTTCAATTTCCCAATCACCACCACTGATAATCAAATCAGTAGTGATGGTTGCACCTGTTTTTTTATTCCTATATGTTGCCATTATGCTTTTACCACCCTTGTAAATGAATTAGCATCTAGGATTCCCCATCCCATGAATATTTCAGCACGAATATATACTTGATTATATCCTTGTAAGTCTTTTCCTGAATTGTCAGGATCACCATATTCAATAATTTTTAATGGAATATCTTTTGAATATCCCCATTTGAACATATTAGCGAAGTCACCTACAATTGCTTGGTCTTTTGTTTCTGAACCAAATGATACTGTATTATTTGTATCTAATGCTTGAGAACCTAATGTTGATGGTTTACCACCAAAACGGAATTCAGGATACAATTGATCTCCTGTCGTAGATTTCATTTTTGATAGATCACTACGTACTGCAGAGTTGATTACAATACCTGTTACTTCACAATCGGCATCCTCAACTGTTGCAATTGCTGTATCTAAGCAATCATCAGGATTATCATTTGCATAAGTAACGGTTTGTGTAACTTTACTATCAAAGTTATTTTCTCCTACTACTGCAGATTTTTCGCCAGTTCTAGGATTTAAACCATGGAATGCAGCGATATCTAAACCTCTAGCAACTTTTTTAGCAAATCCTTCATTAAATTCTTTTAAAATATCTAATTGTTCTTCTTCACTGGCAAACATAAATTCATTAGAAACACGAGCACCATATTCAAATTTGATTGGAACAATAATTACTGGATCCACTGAAGCTCCGCCTTCACTTTTCTTGCCATTTTCAGCAACGATATCTACTTCATTATCCATAGAAAAAGTAAACTCTTTTGAACCATTAAATGGAATTGGTGTTTGCGCTGATAAAACAGCTAAACTTGATTTTCCCTTTACTTTGTTGATTAGATCCTTTGTTAATACAGGATCAAATAAATTTCCTTTGCTTAATACTGCCATTATCTTAATCTCCTTGTCTTAAATTTTTTAATAATTTCTTTAAAGCAACATTTCTTGATTGGTCTTCATTAGCAACTGTTTGTTCACCTGTTGCTAAAGGTGGGTCTTTTTGAAAAAAGCCAGCAAATGATTCAGCATCTTTACGAATTTCTTCCTCATTTGAACCTTTCAGACGTGAAGCAATAGATGAAGGCAATCCCATTTCATTTGCAATTCTCGTTTTTACTGAGTCGGACTCATATTTTGCAATTTTCCCTTCATATTCTTTTTTCATGGTTGCTAGGTCATCTGGTGAAGTATAACCTTCATATTTTTTACTGATTTCTTTTTCATAATCGGCTTTTAATTCTGCTAATTTGTCAGGACTTACAAATCCTTCATATTTTTTGTTTTCTCTAGCCAATCTTTCTTTGATGGCTGTATCAAATTCTTCTTGTGTTTTAATTTCTTTAAATTCACTCATTTGTATTTCTCCTATTTACCGTTAGTAACGTAATTTGCATAAAAAAAACGAACTTTCGTTCGCTTAACAACTTATTTTTTGTTTTTTCTTAACCCCTTTGTATGTTGCACATGCCCAATGGGCTAAGATTACACTATCAAGCAATGCTATTTCATGTTCTTCCATCATTGCTTTAAATCCAAAACCGCCATTTGTACCAATTGCTCTTCTTTTACAGTTGGTTACAATTTGTTTTAAAGATGGCTGGTCATTATGACATATGTTTTTTGAAGATGTAACTGCCTGTTCAAACATATTGTTTGCTACAACCACATCCGATACTTTAGGAAGTACAGGTTTCAGTTTTATTCCATAATCCTTGATTTCATCACTCAATATCTGTTGAGAGCCACTTCCATCAATAACAACTTTTTCTATGTCTGCTTCTTTTAGAAATGAAATAATCCATGTGTTGCCATTTCTAACGCTTTGACAATCAATCGATTCAACAAAAATCTTTTCATCTACCTTTGTAGCAATCGACATGGCAACATGTTTTCCATCCACTCCATACTTGATACCCACAAAAAGCTTATTTTGAAAATTGGGAACTGTTACAATTTTGAGATTTTCCCATTCCTTTTTCGAAAATTCACTGCCTTGTGAATAGGATAGCCAATGTCCTAACCTTTGAATATTGAAATCAACATCATCTGATGTAATTTCATTTTCAATTACACGTTCTGTCAATCCTTGTCCTAAGGACGGGTTAGTTTCATACCAGACATCTCTATCATATGGATCATGCATATGCTCAATAGACCATTCGGCCCAGCCTGTATTCTTACTTTTTCCTTCTAGAACTCTATCCCTTGTTTTTTGAAATACAGTTCCATGTGATATAGCAGTTGGTGGTGTTCCTAACATAATCGTTTGTGGATTTGATGAAGCTGAAATAACATACTTTAGCGCACTTTCTTGATCAATCGTATATTCCTGTGCTTCATCAATGATTAGCACGTCATATCCTTCACCTAAACCACCTGTATTAGAACGAGTTCTAAAATTAACAAGATGATCTAATTTATAAGCTTTTCCTTTTTCATTTAATAAACGTATATTTTCTGAACCTTTTGCCTTAACTGACGTATATTCTATTTCCGCCTGATCAAGCAGTGCACATATTGTTTCAAAAACCGAATGTGCTGTAGAAATCATGTGAGCTGTATAGAGTATCTTTTCACCATTAATAATGCCCCACATAGTTCTCATAATAACGTCTTCAGTTTTTCCATTTCTTCGAGGTATGCTGTAACAAAAAAGAGAATGTACCCACATTTCCTCTTTATCGATTGCTAATATGTCATAAATCAATAGTTCCTGCCACTCTCTAGCAGTTCTGCCGGTTTTGTTGTAAATTTCTACCGCTTCCTTCCCTTTTGTTTCAGTATAAGGAAGCACTAACGAAGTTGTAGGAGTTTGTCTTCCAATTCTTTTTTCAGACATTCCTTTTACCTCCTACTTCATGTTCGCTTTTTTTGGTGGTGGTCGATACTCTTCACTGACTGAATAACAATAGTTACAGTTAGGTATATAGCACTCAAAAGTGATTTTTTTCATTTTTTGATGCTTTTTCTTATCGTAATATGGTTGAATATCACTTACAAAGCATACATGTCTATGCGGTCTTAATCCTTGTGCCATAAACTTCCTCCTTTCTTTAAAATTGAATAAAACGAAAAGCAAGTCTTTTAAACTTGCTCATTAAATATATTCAGTTTCTTTAAATATTTTTTGAAGTTTGGGTGCTTGCATTGCTAACCAATCAACCATTTCTTCATTGTGCCACTCACAATTTTCATGAAGTCCCGATTCACATAAAAAAGCATGGATTAATTCATGCCTTATTACCTGTTTTCTATATTTAGCCACATCTTCAATTTCAATTTCTTCTTTTTGAAAATCTGTAATGACTATCTTTTTTGAAGTGTAATCAGTATATCCAAAACTGTTTTGTAATAATGGATCATTATTACAATTATCTTCAATAATTCTATATTCGGTTCCCAAAACTGAAACTTTTTTTAAAATTTTCATCCTTCCACCTCACAAATTGATATAATAATTAAAAGCATAAAATTAAGTAAGAAAGGCGGTGATATCATGGCAACAAAAGGAAAATGTACTGAAAAACCACCTCGTAGAGGTCCAATGACTGTAAAAGTAAGTTCCTATACGAGAAAAGATGGAACAAAAGTTGATAGTCATAAAAGACACACACCTAAATAATTTCTTTATAAGAGCGGTGCTACCGTTCTTTTTTGTAAAATAAAAACCGACTACTGTCGGTTAACTATTCATATATAAATAATACTTGTCTTTAATATTTTTTGGTGCATCTTCTTTTAATTTGATGTCACCTGTCTTTTTATCAACATAGCACCAAGGAACAACTTCTTCTTCAAATATTTTAATAAGTTCTTTTTGCCTTTTTGTGGGATTAACCATCATAACCAAGCACCTCCATAACTAATCTGTCTAAAAATTCATCAGAAACACTGTTTTGCTTGTTCAAAACAATACAATCTGCTATCAATTCATTCAATGATTTTGTATTTTTAAATGATTCTTGTGCATTTTGACTTACGTTTTTTCTTATATACATTATATCATTTGTTTCCTGATTAAGCACATAATTTCTCAGTTTTTCTTCTAAATTATTTTTGGCTTGTAATTCGCTCTTATTGTTTGCTTGTTGATATTTTCTTACAGCTTCCCAATGTTTTTTATGACCACCTAGTTCATGATTTAATACATCATCTAAATTTTTAGATGGAAAATATGAAGTATCAACAATCTGTGAAAACTTATTGCTTATCAGTTCTTCACATATAAATAAATCATTATTTATATGATCATAACAGGCAATACCCTGTAATGCATTTTTTTGAACCACCACGATATTGTTTATTTTTCCATATCGATATTCTTGATTTATTTTAGTATTTAAGTATTCACACATTCTTTTTGAATTTTGCGAATATGTTTGACAATAGATATTAAAATATTTGTCATTTTTATACGTAACAAAAGAAATCTCTTTTTTTCCTAATTTCATATTGAATGGTTTCTTTGCACCCATAAAATTTGAATTTGTCCTAATATTTTCTCTATAATCAATTCTTTTACTCCAAACATCCTGTACTTTCTTACTGCCATCTCCAGGATCATAAACTACTGTGCAGTCGCAATTCGCATGTCTTCTAAAAACATTATTACCTGTATTGCTAACTTTACTGTAATCATAAACACCAGCCATTGACTGACACCATTTACATGTTTTTCCAACTGCTGTTCTAATGATTTTAGGTCTTAACCCTGCATTGTAATGAAAATCAGCATTTTTTCGAACTGAATCATCTACGACCGATTTTGCATTGGTTTCTAATGAATCAAGAAAGCTTTTTTCACGTTGGGAATACTTATCAGCATTTGAAATATAATCAATGATACTTGCTGTTTTTTCTTTGTTATATTCTGGAACAATTGCTTTTAATCCTAAATCAGCTTTTTTATTCAAAATATTTTGTGTAGCCTCACATTGTTTGGATACCAAGTCATAATTTTGTTTAATCATTGGCTCAAGTAATCTTTGAGCAATGTTGTAATACATTTTTCCATCAGGAAGCATTTCTTCATTGATATTTTCTTGTATTACTTTTTTTAAAGAAACTCCTAATTCTTTTGCAAAAGAAAGAGAATCGGTATAATTTACCGCTCCCTGCTTTTGTTTTATTAAAATTGATTTTATTTTTTCATTAGCTTTTATTTCTTCATCAAACTGTTTTTGAATTTCTTCTAATAAAGAAGGAACGATATCATTATTCATCTATTTCTTCCTTAAACATATCATCTATATTTGAAGTTGATGAAGATGTACTATAATCGATTCCAGTAAGTTCTTTTAGATTGTCCTTATCAAAATATCCTGGTACAGCTTGATTGATTTTAATTGCTCCATCTCCAATAACTGAAAGAGCTGAAGCATCTGGTTCAAAAATCGGTGCCCATTTGATTTTTGTTAAATAAATTTGATCTCTTGAATATGTATAACCATCTCTCAAACATGCTGCTAAAAATCCAGCATTTATAAATCCTGTAGCAAATGTTTTTTGAGCTTTTTTTGCTTTCAATCTTAAATTTTCATGTTGTGCCTTGATTGCTTCAACACTTGATGGATTTTCAGTAGAAAAACCTAGATCATCTAATGTCAACCCTGTTTCACAAGCGAAAAGACTGGCCAACATTTTTAGTTGTTCAACATAGGGTGCCATTGATTGTTGGGCAAATTGGCCTACAGTAGGCTTGTCCCCGTCTTCATCCTTTGAGATTTGCATCAATGATGAAATAGTTGCCTTCCATTTATCCATTTCAGCTCCTGGTTCAAGTCCTAAAACATATTTTTGTGGGAATGAATAGAACTCAGCGGATACTTCACTTCTTTTTAGAGTTCTCATTGCTGCTTGCTGAATAGAAATACATGCTCTTGAAATAACTGAATGTCCAAATGGCCTTTTAGCATCAGGTCTATTAATAATTGGAACCAACAGTGGATACGGAGCTTTATTTTTGATTTTATAAGGTTTTTCACCTCTTTCATAAAAATATGTAACTCCTTGAATAAAATATGCTTCAATAATAGGATTCCCTAGAACATCTTCCTCTAATATGGCATATCCTTCAACCAACATATTTGTAATAGGATCAATAATCCCTGTTGCATGTCTTCCATCAATTACCTGTAAGCGAGGCATTTCTCCAACCTTTTGAGAAATATAAATAAAAGAACATGATGTAATCAATGATGAAATAATTGCACTGTCAAACAACACATCAGGATTATTCATGTCGTATATCTTTTGCATATTGAAATTATCATTAGAAAATTCAACAAAGGAAATTCTATCAGCAATAGAGTCAACAGCCTTTGAACACCATCCTAAACATTCTTTTAACCATCTAAATTCAGGCGGTATTACACTTGAAATATCAACCATTTGATTTTTCATTTCATAATAATCGTATCTTGTTTCGCATCTTTCTTTCCTACTAGCAAGTTTTCTTCTTAAATATCCCATTCCTTTGTATTTCATATATCTTCTATTCCTTTCATAATTTCGTTTTGAGAGCCGTTTTCATAATCCGTGAGAAAATATTCACAGTACGGCGTGAAGTCCGGAGCGCGCCCTTTAAGGGGAGGTATGCCCCTATCACATTATTTTTTGCTTCGATATGCAGTCCAATCAATTATTTGTGGCAGTATTCTATTTGATATGACTTTTTCGGTTTTTATTGTGTTATTAGCAAAGATTTTGTCACTCTTTTGTCTGTTGCATGTCATATGCGCTAGTTGTAAGTTATCCAAGTCGCTTGGATGTCCACCCTTGGCAACTGGAATGATATGATCAATACAAGCACTCAATGGGTGTGGATGTTTATAACTAAAGTCTACTGGCTTTCCACAAATTCCACAGACTGATTGAGTTGCAAATATCCTTTTCTTATTGTTTTCGAATTGTTTTCTATGTGCTCCATCTCTATCTAGTCTTTTAACTGACATATTATCAACTCCTTTTTATAAAGTAAAAAAGAACTACCACCGCAGTTCTTTTTTAACAATAGTTCTTTTTTAACAATTCTTTTGTAAAGGGAGTGGCCTATGTCAAATTAACCACATTACCATAATAACACATTTTTCGGGGCATTTACTTTTGATTTACTTTTGATTTACTTTTGATTTACTTTACGATTACTTTTCATTTACTTTTCATTTACTTTTCATTTACTTTTCATTTACTTTACGATTACTTTTCATTTACTTTTCATTTACTTTTGATTTACTTTTGATTTACTTTACGATTACTTTTTTATTTACTCCAACATTCTTTTTATTTTTTCTTTTGTTGGAGCAATTGCTAAAGCTATAATATCTAGTGATTCATTCAATAGCTTATAAAAAATCGCTTGTGAATATCCATTTTCTATTGCTTTGCTCACTCTTAATTTATCACTTGCGTTATTAATATAAATATCAATGACTTCTTTATGCTTTTCATCTAGAAGATCATTCATTGCTCTTTCTAATATATGAATGTATGTATCATATACTTCAATACATTTATCGTAATCCTCTGTCTTTTCTAGCAACTTATTATACTCTTGAAAAATTGTTGAATGGTATCCTGGTATTTCAGGCGAATACGATATAGCTTTTCTTTTGTCTAATAACTGCTCTTTTGTTTCTTTTAAAAATTTAGACATTCTCTTCCAATCTTTTAGTTTTGATATTTTGAATTTAATATCTTCTCTTTGTGATAAATTCATAACTCCACTCCTTTTTAAAGAATTTCTTTTAATTCTTTTTCTTTTTGTCTGATATAACTGTTTACTGTTTCTAAAGCAACTTCATTCTCTTTAATTGATTCTATTTGCTGATATCTTTCAAGTAGATCTTTTCAGCTTCTAAATATGCTATATTTCTAGGTTCGATAACTCCATATTATCGCACCTCTATTAATTCCCTTAAACTCTATGGCCACCAACAGTTTTGAAAGATTTTTGAAGTTAAAAACTTCTTGATATTTTTGATGGTTATTCTTTACGCTCGTATGTAATTTCTATCGAATTCGCTCCACTATTAAATCTAGTTTCAACGATTTCCCCACTTAGGATTTCTTCGCTAATTCCATGCCAAAACTCTACATTACAGCGCATCGCTCTTATCCCTTTATCTTCATATACATCTATTTCTTCATCGTCTGCTGGTTTGTACGTTTCTAGAAAATCTCTAACTGTCATTTTCTTCACCCCTTTTTAATCCCACTTGGAAGGTGAATGGACTTTAAATGTTCTATCTATTATCCGTTTGATTATCTTATACATCCAGCCACCTCTTTTACTTTCTTCAATATGTGATATGTTTTCGTTTTCCTCAATCCAATCCAAATGTTTTCCACAAGAACAACAATAATTCATTTTTTGATTTACTATTTGATGGCATTTTCGACAAACTCCTATGAATTTGTTTTCTTTTTTTGAATAAGTGATGTGTGAAGGCTTCCCCATTTTTTCCTTTTCAATAAGTTTATACATGATAGTTAATTTATCTAGCCATCCAAGCTCTTCACATTGTTTGTTTATTGCTTTTAATAAAGGCATATCAATAAAAACATCTTCATCATTTTCTACGTAGTAAACACGTATTTGTTTAATTTTTAAATAGAATACTACATTGATTCTTTCCTTTTCGTTATCAGGAAAGTTCTCATATATAATTAAGTCCTTTGTTTTAAAAAAAGGCACAAACCCTATTGCTTCAAAATTTTTCATTTGCATCATCCCTTTCTTTTAAAATCCATTCCAAATTTTCTTGTTTCTATAATCAAAAACTTCTTTATCTTTAAAATCTTTATCGGATAGATCTTTAATTCTTTTTCTTGATTTTGATATATATAATTTAGATCTAATTTTTGTGTTAGGCTGTTCCCACTCTAGCATTTCATCAAATTCAAGGATTGATTGATATTGCTCTTTGTGATTATCTTTCATATATTCGAAAAAGTAATTGGTGTGAAATGGGCAAAAACAACAAGCACTTGCTTTTGTATCTAAACCCCATTTTTCTAGAATATATTTATAATTATCTGCTCTGGTCAATTCCATATCCACTAAAGGAAATTTATTAACAAACATCTTATGCTTGTTTTCTTTACAACGGTGTTTTTCTTCTAATGAAAATCCTAAATGCATTTCATGTGCTTTTAGATCTTTATTTTTAACACGTTGATATTTAGCGTATCCAAGCAGTTTGTATTTAACAAACTTTATAATTTCATTTATCTTATAATCCAACGTACAATTTCGCATCATCTTACCTTTTTTACCATTTTCATCAACTGACCAAAACGGAATTGATACAACTCTACGTTTTCCAAAATTATTTAAGTAATCTTGATGTAAATGAGTATCTAAGATGTAAAATGGTATTTCTGCATCTTCACAGGCATTTTTTATAAAATCAACTTGCTTATAAACCCATATCGGTTCGCTTCCCAAATCACAAAAGATAACCGCATCGTAAATAGGAACTTCTTTATATTTGATTTCTTTTTTATTTTCGCAAGACATCAAAGCTAATGCGGTTGATTGCATTCCTGCTCCACAACTTAGAATTTTCATTTACCGCTTATCTCCACATTTTTTAAAAGCTCCTGGATTTCATATTGATGGCCACACCATATAAATTCAAATAATTTTCCAAATGGTTCTTCTATATGAACCGTTTTTTCCTTATATACACTAAATCTTTCCGCTAAATGGTGATATGGCATTTTTTTATCGCTTGCAACTAATCTTAGCGGTTCAAATTCTCCTCTTTTGTCCTTACCGATATATCTATATCCTTCTTTTTGAAGGAATAGTAATAATTCTTTTTCAAAATTTGTTAATTCATATTTTTGTTTATCTTCCATGGTACTCTAACTCCTTTCTTTGGTATCATTTTTCTCACTTCCTATGTTTTTCCTAACTTTACAACTTTGTATTTATGATTGCCCTTTTGTGCTTTTGGTGTAGCACAATGTCTTAAATAATCAGGTGTCCTGTCTAATACTTCTGCGCATTCTTGAATAGTTCCCAAAGATACTATTTTACCTTCTTGATCTCTATCGTAGACAACATATATTATTTTGCTCAATGGCATGTCATATGTTTTGCTTTTTCCTTCCAACAATTCTCTTAATTTGCTATTTTTACTTTGAAGTCTAGATGCTTGTTCTCTATACCTATATGCCGTTTGTTCTAGTTGTTTGCTTTTGATTTCTAGCCGTTCATTTTCATTTATTAACGGCTGATACTTTTCAATCACCCATTGCTTCAATGTTTCTTCTAAGTTTTGAGCAGCTGTTTTTTTATTATCTTTCATGAAAAACAGCTCCTAAAATCGTTTCTTTTGCACCACTTATTTACAAATACAATGACATTATTATTTGGCTTTGCGTTGCAATTCGCTCTGCATTGAATTACATTGCGTTTTTTTAATTCTAGAGTTACATATGGTACGTCCAATTCTTTATTTTTTCTGATAAAAAATATCGATGTTTCTCTTCTAGCTACTTTTTCACAATATGTTTTTACACAATGTTTTAATTTGTTAGATTCCACAAATAACTCTTCTTGACTTTTCGCTGGAAAAATTGAAAAATCATTATTTTTAAATTCATATTTCTTTAATTCACTTGCATAATTGGCAATTTCGACGTTCATTTTTTTATTAATCATCATTGTATATTGATCCATGACTTCATCATGCTTTGTTTTGAAATTAGCTGGATAACGTATAGCTTTGTCTTTCAAATCCAACTTTAGAAACTTCGCTTGTCTCATGTAATCAGTGTAGTCATGAGAATTAATCGCATTTTTTTCTAAATAATCAATCGTTTTTCTAATATCTTTTGTGAAAGTGATTAAATCTTCGTTATTTTCTAATCCGATTAATTTTGCTTTTGTTATGTAAGAGTTATCAGCTATTCCAATATTTCTATATATTTGTAGTTCTGCAAATCCCCAGTTATTTCTGATGATCAATTTCATTTCTCTTTTGCTAAGGTTCTTCAATGATGCTTTTCTTCGCAAAACATCCTTTAACATATTTGAACAATTCATTTTTACTAGAATTTCTAGTTTAGGCTCTTCTAAAAAACATTCAATATAATCAAATACATCAATATTTTTCTTCACTATGGCATCCAAACAAGAATATTTCATGTTTTTTGCTTCATTCATCAGCTTATTTATGCTATTTTTTGTGTTTATAACATTTCTGTATGGATAATAATACCAGTAACTACTGTATTTGGTGCATATTTCTCTTTTCCATGGTTTATTTAATTTTTGATGATATGTTCCATTGTATAAACCCATCGTTCTATAGCTGTTGTTTTTCATAAATATTTTATACATCACATTAATTCTTTCGACTTCCAATAAAGTGTCGCTAAAAGTGCCAAAATGTTTATCATAGCTTCTATAGTAATAGAATAGTCTGATAATTACTTCTCCTCTTGCGTTCACTTCTAGAAACGTCAAATATTTGCATAATTCATCAATATTATTTCTTCGACTTATTATCTGTGATCTTTTATTACACTCTCCGCAGGTCATATAATCACCTATTTTTAAGTGATTGGTGTATTTTGCTGGTACAAAATGCCATTTTTGGCAATTCGTACAATAAAAAGCACTCATTTCTCCCTTATTTTTGAACATCACAATTCTGTTTTGTTCTTTTTTTAGAACATTGATTTTCTTTTGAAATTTCTTCATTGGAACTTCTTTTAGATTGCTCAATTCATCAACTATTTGATATTTATACACTTTCATCACCTAATTCGCCGAAAATGTCTAATTGATCATAAGCAATTTTAGCTTTTTTCTCTTTTTTAGCTTTTGCTTTTGCTTTTCTTGCTTCTATTTGATATTTTTTGTAAGAATCAAGCGCTTTTTCAACAGCTTCATCAATTTTTTTGTTAATTTCTTCTTCATTTGATTCAGATTTGACAACTTTTTCATCTTTTTGTTGTGCTTCAGCAACTATTTTCTTTGATTTTTGAACATTTTGTTCCATTTTGGATTGTAATTGCGAATAAGTTGCAGAACCATCTGCATTTGTCTGATACGAACCTCTGACAACTTTTATATCATCTTCATCATAATAATGTACTGCTAATGCATAAAGTTCTTCATCTTCTCCTGATGCAAAGCCAACTCTTCCTTGTTGGCTCTCTTTAGCTTTTTTAGCCAATTCATTGATAATGTATGTAAAACATTCATCTAATGATTTCTTTTCTTTTTTTAAGTTTCCTTTGATATCTTCTCTTGAAAGAAGATAGTTGCCAATTTTTACAATCCATGGATTTTTAGCCTTTTTCAACTCCATTTCAAACTTATCCATTTTTCTTTTCTCCTTTGCAACAAAGAGTTAGAGTTGCTATTTCTTTTCCTTCACAAATCTTTTTAAGCCTGTAACCAATTAACTGATATTCATCTTCATACTCAATTGAATATCTATACATCATTTCCTGATAACTCGAACATTCAAATGATATCTCTTTGTGTTTTGACATGGAATTAGCACCTCTTTCTCTTATATTTTTAAGTTCGATAACTACACATTATCGCACCTTACTATATTTTCTCTAAACCCTTACTGCGTATAGCTTTTGAGGGTGTTAGAAAAATAAAAACTTTGTGTATTTTTTTAAGATTTCTATCTTATTGTTTCTTTCAATTCATCAATGGCTGTTTTTAATGAACATAGATTGTCATTCATTTCTTTTAGCTTTAACAACTTGTTTTCTTGTGCATTGAAAATAGCAATCTGTACAAGTAAATGAAGAATCAGCAATATTACAATGCCCATTATTCATCGCTCCATTTCTTTTTTAGATGCATCTATTGTAATTTTCAAAACACCTTTAAAAACAGCATTGGTTTTACTTTCATCATCTGGAATTACTTTTAATGATGATTTTACTCTCACATTTATTACTTCTACATCCGAGAAATCATCTATCACGTATCTTGGATTGATACAATCAGTATCAATAATTAACATTCCATTCTTGTCATATACTTCTATTGATTCATCTATATATACTGCAGATAGCAACTGTTCTAATGTTATTTTCATGTTGTCTCTCCTTTTTAATATTTAATCGCTTCTACTTTTCTTTTCTTCTCTTTTTGAGAAGTGTTTGTGTAGATAGCTGTTGTTTTAACATCACTATGCCCCATTATTTTTGCTAATTCTGATAAAGAGCTGTTCCCGTTTTCATTGATCCATTGAATAGCGAACATGTGTCTAAATGCATGAGGATGCGCTTTATCCAGGTCAATTCCTCTACACATCCCGCATATCTTTTTAATATGTTCTCTTATTGTTTTTTCGGTTAGCATTTTTTGAGGGTCTTTTTTTCCAGGAAACAATGTCCCTGATTCGATTTTTTGACTTTTTGCATACTTTAACAGTTCTCTTCTTAAATCACTTCTTAAAGGAACATCTCGTTCTTTCCCTTTATTGTAAATAGTGATGTATTGCTTGGCTTGTTCAATATTTTCAAGCGTGAAATATTGAAGTTCTCCAACCCTTATACCAGTATAAGCTAACACCTTCATGATCATATGGTCCTGTATCATTCCTTTTTTCTTAGACATTCTAAGCATTCTTTTAAAATCTGCAGGTTCAAGAACATCTTCTATTGAAGTTCTTTCTTGCTCTTTTATTGTTTTGAGGCAATAATCTGAAACGTGTTTTTTTAACTTTTTCTTTGAATAATCATCATTTTCATTCAGCTCTATGTATTTAATGAACTTATTAATGATTATTATGTAGTTATTTACAGTCTTGGTTGAATACTTTTCTATCATCTTTGATTTGTAATCAATCAAAGATTTTTTTGAAATTTCTTCATTTTTTGTTTCTAACATGGCATCTTTGAAATTTCTAGCAACAAGAGCATACTTTGTGTAGGTCTTTGTAGCTTTTTCATCTAGAATTTCATCATCAATGAAATCTTCAATGTACTTTTCTAACATGCTTTTAGTTAGAGTAAATTTATCTTTCAATCGTTCAACCTCCTTTTTTGACCACTGAAATTCATCTTGTCTTTAATTTTCATCCTTACATAGATATAGAAAAGCCGATTGACTTTGTTATATCTGATTTCATAATCTAGAAAATCTTTAGATTTAAAACTTTCTAGCATGAATTTTGAAATAAGCGTAGGATCTTCTATCATCCTGCTTATTTTTCTTTTTGAAAATCTAGTAAAAGCTTTTCTTTCCAATGGCTTTTTTAAGTTTTTGGATGATTTCCATCGCTTTTTCCCTTTCGGGTCTTTAGCGAGATAATTAGCAAGTCCAGTAAGGCCATATTCATCAGGTTCAAGTTCTTCTATTTTTGTTCTTGTTCCTAATGTCCACAGTTTTTTTAAGAGCAATCTATCTATTGTACCTTCGACGATCATATGATGATGTACTCTTATTTTTTTGTCTTTATCAAATTCAGTTACATAGACGTACTTTGCGTTTTCTAAGCCTAGCTTTTTTCTTCTGTAGTTGATTTTTCTAATGAAGTTGCTGACATTCTTTTCAGCTTCTTCAATTGAATCTGGAAGATTTTCATTTGAATAAGTTAGATGCATTACGTAATCATTTTCATCGAAATTGTTATTGATTAATCTTATAAAATACTTTCTAGCGTTTTTTTCATTTAGATTTTTCTTATAAGCTTTTGATGGTTTTTTCTTTATCCTGTATTTATTCATTTCTTTTTTTGAAAATACTGGATAAAGTTCTACTTCAAACTGATTTCCACTTTGAATTGTCTTTGATACGTAATGATGATCTATTTTATTGAATTTCAATAGATCACTTATTTCTTTCTCTTCTAGATTGCTGATGGATGTATCAAATAGATTTTCGTAATCGTAATCTAGTTTCGTCGACTTGTTAGTATCCATTACAAGAGATTTATTGCATCTTCAAATAAGCATATTCTCCACTTTAAAACTGTACAGTTTTGACATGTTATGATATACTAAAAATGTTCAAGAGAATATTTTTACAAGTTCATTTGGAGATGCTATCGATTAATTTTAATTGATAGCTTTTTCTTTTATTTAAAATTAAAGAAAAAGCTTGTCTATTCTACGATTAATCACTTGATACATGTTATCTTTTATTAAAAACATATTGATATCCTTCAATAGTTTTTTCTTATTCTTCTGTTCTTCAATTAAACTGCATATGCAACCTAATGCTACATCTTCAGGAATTGAATAATTTTTTAATACTTCATCAACTTTATTGCTAAAACCTTCATTTGATACTTTTCTAACTACATAGTTTTCATAAATAGTTAGAATATCATCCAAAACATTCCTTTTCTTCTTGGTTTGCAACTGAATAATACTTGTAATAATCTTTGCTTCATCGTCCATATTTTTTCTCCTTTCTTATTTTTTAAAAAAAACAAGCTGCTAAGTTATGATTCATACCTATGAGAAGTCACTTAACTTTTCTTTTTACGTTTTTTTCTTTTAATGTTTATAAATTCAGGAGGTTTTTTAAAATGCACTTAGCAGCTTGCTAGAGCTTTATTAGCTCTAACCAGTCATAGACGATGGGATTTCATTTTTTTAGACATATTAAAATGTGAGAATTTTTCTATGACTGGTTAGAGACAATAAATATCTCTCTTTTTAATTTGAATTTTTTTCATTGATAGTTTTAGCTAACCTGCTTGTGCAATATCTCATTGCATTCATAACTGGTTCATATATTTTCTTAAATTCAGCTTCTTCGATTCCTAGAATCTCAATAAAGAATTCAGAAGGTACACATGAGCCACACTCTAATTTAATACCTTCTTCTTCACTTGTTTTGCAAAAAGCTACTCCAAATTGAGCTATGGTTAACTTTATGTTTTTTTCGCTTTTATCATTATCATTTGATAAATCAATTACCTCTCCATTTAAGCCACATTCTTCTAGCATTTTTTCTAGCTCTTTCTTTAAATCTTTTGAATCCATGTTTTTCTCCCTTTACCTTTCTATATAGATTTCAGTTGTATACTTTTGCATTTTTGGCGATTCGACAAATACATCTATTTTATTGCCTTTTATCGCACCTCCGCAGTCTTGTGCTATATACACCTTTCCATCTATCTTTATTTTTGAACCATAGGGGATGATTGCAGGATCAACCGCTACAGTCATTCCCTCGGTTGCTTGGATACCTGTGGAGGTCAAAGCTCCATACCTATCCTCTCCTGGCCAGTAGTATGTAATAGTGAACTGGCCAAGGTTTCTTCAATTTTCTAATTCAGCTTCTAATTGTTCATTTCTTACAGAAACTTCATCATACAATCTTTGATATTTCATTCTTTCTTCTTTTTCAGCGTTCAACTCGTTATAGATAGAGTTGTATTCCTCTTTTAGAAGTGACATTTGAACTGTTTGTTCTTCTAACTTCGAACTGGTTGAAGCTAGATTGATTGCTAAGGTTCCGAATCCTAGAACGATAGCAATACCTGCAGTGATCATAGTAATTGCTCCTCTTCTTGATAGTTTCATTTGTTTTTCTCCTTTCTTTTGGACTTTCTTTTACTTCACTTTTATAATTTAATTATCAGTATTTGCAGATACTGAAATTTATTTAAAAGTGAGGTGAAAATAATGTCTGATACAAATTTACGTACTTTTCCTTGTGATGAGCGTGAAGCACTAGCGATGCTTTATGTTCAAAATCAAGACTTAACAGGTTTAACACCCGAAGAAATTTACGATAAGTACTGTGATGCCTACGAAAAAATTAAAAATCATGCTCGTGAGCAATACAAAGCAAAAAAACTTGCTAGAAGATCTACCTCTATTTAGACATTCGTAAATTTTACATATAGAATCAGTTAACTCGTCTGGCTCTATATATTCATATTCCTGAACTAAAGTTTCTAAACATTCATGAAGTATTTCTCTTTCACGCTTTCTTTTTTTAAAATAATCAATCATCGAACTTCTCCTTTCTATAAAATTACATTTATTAAAATAACTATCACTTTACCAACAAAGATGATTCCAGCACATATCGTTGCTAAACCTCTAGCACTTAACTTTTCAATCACGCTTATCACTGCTTTCTTGATACACACCATTAAAAATATCATTTAGCATGCATTTTATTTTTGTGTTTTCATCTGGTGTGATTATTTTTAATATCATCGCTGTGTCAGCGATTTCTTCAACATGTGCGGCTTGAATTAACGCTTTTTTTGATGAATAATCATAATCATCCATCTTTTTTGATATTTCTTCTGCTGAAGATTCTAAAAATGCATTTTTTGCGATGATATACCCTTTTGCCAATCCTTTGAAACATTTCAACTCTATATCAAAATGTTCTTTTAATAATGCTCTTTGCGTTGCTAATGTGTTATTTTTGTTTTCCATAATTTGATTTCCCCTTTACTTTTTTATTTCCTGAGCTCATAAGAGCCTACATCTTTTTTTTCATGGCTTTAATTAGTAAATCAGTACAAATGAGTATTGTTAACGATATAGGCTCTTACAAGCCCAGGAATCTTTTTTACAACCAAACATTTCTAGGATCCTTTTTTAATTCTTCTATTTGCTCTGGAGTGTAGAAGTATTCATCCTTGTGAACTCTTTGATTGATTTTATTTAAAATGTCATATACGTTTTTTAAAGCTTGCTTATCGGCAACTTCTGGACGATAAACAGTGACGTTTTCATTCAATATGATTTCTTTCATAGAAAACCCCCTTTTCAACAAAGAATATGTATTTATTTAAAATTTTTTACTTCTTTTTCTTTGTTATCTGATTGTTTTGCTAATTTAGCAAGAACCATACCGCGAGTGATGTCAGTTACTCGCATCACTTCTTTTTCTTCTAGCTTTTGAGTTAGAGCTAATAAGCTAGCGATTGTATTAGGCATCCAAGAGTTCTACATAAGACGGAAAGGGAAATAAACATCCCTCTTCCATCTATATTTTATCAAACATTAAAAATTATGCAAGGTGGTTTAATAGCAGTATTTATAATTTCTAAAGTGAAAAGTTAAATTCCACTTTAGATATGACAAAGTGGATTTTAGTCTTTCACAAGCTTCCAGTTGAATTTACTCTTACAGTTGAACTTACTTTTACACTTCTTTTGTGGAATTTACTCTTTCACCTGTATAATTTACCTGATATCTGTTTTCCATTTTCATGAAAGGTAGATTATCATGTCTTCTAACAATAAAAATTTACATCTTACTGTTCAAGAAAGAATCATCATTGAAAAAGGTATCGAAAACGGCTCTACTAAAGCTGCTATCGCTCTTACCATCGGCAAGGACAAGTCTACTGTTGGTAAAGAAATCAAAAAACATAGAGAACTTGTTCACAAATCTTCTTATAAAATTAATTGTGCTAATATGAAAAACTGTTCTCACAATCATGTCTGTGACAATTGTGCTGATTTTAAACCTTTCACCTGCAATCGTCGTGATCGTTCTCCTGGTGCATGTAACGGCTGTTCTAAATATACGTATTGTCGTTATGATAAGTATAGATACAAGGCTGATTTTTCTCATAAAAAATATAGAGAAGACCTTGTTGATTCTAGAACTGGTATCAATATGTCATATGAAGAATGCAAAGCTATGGCTGATATTATCGTTCCGCTTATTAAAGCCGGGCATTCTCCCTATCATATCGTTACCAATCATCCTGAATTGAATATTTCTGAAAAAACGCTCTACAACTATATTGAAAATGGTATCTTTAGAGAATTTGGACTTCTCGATATCGATCTTAGAATCAAAACAAAAAGAAAAATAACCAAAAAGGCTTCTAATAAATATAAAAAAAGAGAAGATAAAAAGTATTTGAATGGTCGTACATACGATGACTTTATTAATTATACAGCAGAAAATAAAAATCTAAGCGTTGTTGAAATGGATACGGTCTACAATAATGGTTCTACAGGTCCTTTCATGCAAACATTTAAATTTTTAGACTATTCTTTCATGTTTATCGTCTATCAAGAAGAAAAAACGGCGAAATCAATGGTCGAAGGCGTCGATTTTTTAGAAAAGATCTTAGGGGAAGACCTTTTCAGTGAAGAAGTTGCCATTATAAAGACTGATAGAGGAAGTGAATTTTGTGATGCTGAAGGGTTTGAAAAAGAAGAAAATGAATCAAGACGTACACGAATCTTCTATTGTGATCCAATGGCTTCTGGTCAAAAAGGAAGTTTAGAAAACAATCATAAAGAAATCCGCTATATTTGTCCAAAAGAAAATGATTTAAAAGATTTAGGACTTAACAGTCAGGAAAAAGCAAATCTAATAGTCTCACATATCAATTCTCAATCAAAAGAACATTTAAAAGGTAAATCACCATTAGAAGTAATGGAATTTATGAATCCTGCACTTTATCAAAAATTCAAAGATTTTGGAATTGAAAGAATCAACAAAGACAATATTGTTTTAAAACCTTACTTATTAAAAGATTAAAATCATTCAGAGAATGTATGAAAATGGGTATACAGATTGACAGTTCAATACTTTATTCAAGTGGATTTTAGTCTTACACTCAAAAAAAATTGACAAAAATGCACAGCTTTAATGTGCCCCAAAATAGTACTCTTTCATAACAAAATTTGGTTTTCAATCACATGAAAGACTAAATTCAACCATCAAAATAAAAAGAATATTAGGCAAATCACCTAATATTCTTATAAAATCTGCTTTCTGAAAGAGTAAATTCTACTTTTATTTTTCATTTTTTTAAAGTGGAATTTAACTTTTCACTTTAGCCAGTATTTATAATATTATATATAGTT